AATCGTTATACGAACCAGGTTGTATTATAGGTAAAAGTATGGATATCATCCTAGATGATTCTGTAAAAAAAATTGAAATAGCAGTAGGAAGATTCTAATGGGAAATTTAAATAAACCAACATATCGTCGTGATTATAAGGGTGAAACTCTTGCATATGTTCGTGATGGAGAAATGCAAAGTGTGTTTGTTACTCCTCGTGATTTGCCATATGATTTAGCATCATCTACTGCTGTAGTACTTGGAAATGGAATCAGTAGACTTGATCCTACAGTAAAACTTATCTTGAGCCAGAATAATCAACGAGTAGCAGAAGGATATAAAAGAACATATGCTTGTAATGCTGCATATCGTGATACGCCTGCTGACTATTATGTTTTTAAAGATGGTATTTTCTTTGCTGAAATTGCAAATGACATGCACAATAAAGTTTTTATTACAAACGAATTATGGACAAGCGCATATCGTGATGCAAATTTAATACCGCATGTATATCATATGGATGCTGGTGCAACCGCAGCATATCTTGCAGCGTTTGATGGCGCAAAAAAGATATTTCTATTTGGTTTTGATAGAACGGATGGCGTTACAAATGAAAATATTTATAGTGACACTCTAGGATATGATGGTCGTGAAGTAATAGATGATTTCCGTGATTTTGATACATATTTGTATAATGTAATTGCAGCATATAGTTCAGTAAATTTTTATCGTGTTCGCAATCATCACAGTAATAATTTTGATGAATTATTTAAAACATTGCCTAATTATCGCGAAGTAACTATACGAGATGCTGTGCTATTAGGTGATTTTTAACAAATTACGAATAGTTTCAAGTTTTTCTTTTATAATATTGTTGTTTAAACTATTGTATAAACCAGGATGCAGCGGTTTTGGTGTATTATTTAAATCACACCATGCATAACCTTTATGTTCACTACTTAATATTGGAATAAATTCTGCTTTCACTATTATTACAAAAGTATGATAGTTAAAATGACCATCTGGCGAAGAGAATAATTCAAGAGGTATGATTTTTATTATTGGTGGAACAAAACCAATTTCTTCTTTAACTTCTCTTGTCAACCCTTCGTATAAGGTTTCATCACCTTCTACTTGACCACCAACCAACCCCCACGTGTCACTATAGGTATCTTGATCACGTAGCAAAAATAATCCTCGCTTTGTTTTTGCGCTTATAAAGATTGCACCAGCAGCAGTTAAAGAACGATTGACCACAGACCTTCTTGATAAATTCCTTGCCAACTTTTTTGCCATGCGCTTCCATTCCATGCATATTGTATACTACTAAATGTGTTTGTAACATAACTTGAATTGCTTGTGGCATTGGGTCTATATGCTACAAACCATGAGTTACCGTTATATTGTATAATATCATTGGGCAACGCAGATACAATGCTTGTATTTGCATTTTGCCAAGCTGCCGCTCCGTTTCCTAGTGTCGCACCACCTAAATTATTAGTGAGCAAATATCGCTGACCAGTGCTTGCAGCGGGTAATCCAATACCAGGCGCATTTACCTGTGGATTAATAATTGCATTTACACTAGGCAAAACATTTGTAGGTATTGTAGCATTATCAACTGTAAAAAGCAAATTATTTGGATTTGTTGAATCATATGCTACTGTGCCTGTTATTAAACTTTGTGTTTGTGTATCTGTTAGATACAGCATGCTATAATTATTAGCTAGCTTGCCGAAACTTGAAACTACAGGAAACCATGGTATAGCGTTGCCTAGTGTTGTTGGCGTAGTAAATGCAGTATTATTAAGTTCTGGACCACTACTTGGAAACAGTGTTACATTGCCATTATTAACTAAAACCTGATAACCAGTAGGCGTAAAATACTGACGGCTTCCAAGTTGATTAGCTTGTTGTTCAATAGATTGGATAGGATTGCCCATAGCATCATATGTATTGACTGCAACACTTTGAACAATACCAAGTCGCAGCAACTTTGCTGGTGTGGTAATCCAAATTGGAACTTCAAAAGTAAATGTTCCTACATCAATTGGATCATCGCTGCCCACAGGAATATTTCTAGTTGTCCAGTTGGTGTTAGTAAGCAATATATAACTTAAACTTGTCCAATCGTAATAATTATCGCTATTTTGTATTTCCATATCTGGATTAAATTGAGCAGCTATTTGTTCCCATAACTGCATTTTTTGATCAAAATTGCTTGTCCAAATCTCCATTACGATTGTAAGTTTATATGGTGCTGGCATTAATCTTTGTAATTGAAAATTTTGACCTTGTTGAGTAGATAAATTTCCTGTAAGAGGATCAATTGCTCTTGGGCGAACACTGCGATTATCTACAAACTTTGGTTCTTGAACTCGATTTCTATCATAATCAACAGCAGTAATATAGCAAACCATTTGAGGAACACTGTTAATTCCATTATCACTATTTTGTTTCAGAATAGCAGAAGCTTGACGATTAGTATCAGCATAGCGACATGGAACACGATAAAGAACTTGATTACCATTTGTGTCTTGACCAAATTCAACATATGTATCACTAAAAATGCGTATAAATTGATTTAAAAATCTACGAATTTGTTTATCATAGAAAAATTGTGCCATTTGATTATCCTAACGCATCTGGTTTGAGTGCTAATAAACTACTTAGTGGTTGTAAACTAGGCACAACAGCACCATTTGGTAATTTTACCGTAGCTGTATTGTTAATAAATGTTCCAAGTTGTGTATTATTTTCGATACCAGTAATATTTGCACGTTGAACATCTTGTAGTGCTACCCATCTAGTTCCATCATAACGAAATAATCTATTTGGTACATAATCAGTACGCAATACATATTCACCTTGCGTAGGATTAAGTGGAAATGCAACTCCTTGAGTTACAGGTAAACCATTTGGTGGCGCAGCACTGCCTGTTAAATAACCTGGTATGGCAATAATAGGTGTCACACCATTGGCTGTAGGCAATATAAAGAGATTATTAGTATTATAACCACTAGTTGGCACATCACTTTGTGCTTGTGCAATAACTGCATCATTGATGCCAATATTTTGGTTATAGTTGCTTAACAAATCACGAATAGTAGATGTTGTATTGTTTGTAGCTGGTTCGTTTAGTATATCACGATATTCTTGCGCATCTACCATTGGAGCAACTTTGCAACGCCAAATATGCGACCACCACGTTTGTGCAAAACCTTCGCTTCCACGAGTTGCTTCTTGTACAACATAAAATTTCTTTAAAGCTGCTGGCAAAGTTTCATCAAGTGGAAAATAGTCACGAAGATGCGGCATTTCAAATACATCACCAGGCATGATTTTTCTGCCTAGACGACTTACCATATCATTATTGTGAAAGGTAATATACAAGGTATCATTATTAACCATAAGACCAAACTGACTTAAGTTAAAATCATTATCTTGAACACTATAGTGCCCACGTAGTTCATAGATATCTTTTTCATATTTGCGATCACGGTTTTCCATGAATAGCAAATCTTGCAAATTTTTTTCAGTAGAATTTAAATAATTTGGTTCAGTTAAATCTGTAGATTGTCCATTTGTAACAGGACCAAGATATTTGTGTACATTAATACCTACACCACCAACCGTATATAATTCACGAATACGGTTATCTTGCCATTTATAATCATTGGTGTGATTTTCTCTATATAAACTTAAACGTGGCATAATTGTTTCCCAAATAATATTTATGGGAAATAAACTATTGTGGTTTTAACCATGGTGGTGTTAATATAATTTTAACATGCTCGTCTAAGTCTGTGCCATCACTAGCAGTAATATACTTTTCGTTTGCATCTTCTTTTAAAATTTCTTCTATTTGTGGATCATCCCAAAGAAGAGGAAAATTTAACCAGTGTGCTAAGCTCTTTACATATTGTTTACGATAAAGATATAATAATTCTTGTGAAATATAAAATGGTGGCTCTTTCATCCATTGTATAAGTTGAGGCATATTGCCCCAAGTTGGTCCACCTCGCAATCGGGTTTGTTGATGAGTAAGGATATTTCTATCACGACCTATTACAACTGGTTGTACTTCAATACCAATACTTTCACATTTTTCTATAAACTCATAAATTGGTGGTACTTTTGGTAACCACTTTTCAATATATGGGTTTGATATGCTTGTGACAGCATATTGTTTTCCGCCCATAATATCCATATCAATCGCATCAATATTATTCCAATACCAATTAAATGGTTCTTTATAGTGTGGAATAAAATATCCATCTGGTTTTAATGCATCTTTCCATCCATGAACATCAGGATGCATTGAAAATATTTTACCAAATAAATGATTGCCACTTCCTTGTGGACCAAATAGTACTATAAGTTTAGGCATTTTTCTTTAACTCAAAATAAAGTCTATCGCCATTATCTTTTTTGAATGAACTCAATTCACAGTTATGCAGTTGTGCAATCTTATAAGCGGTATCAAAATCCCACGGATAGATATCCACCCACTGACCATTTTTGTGAACATGGCCTGGATTCGCACGAACATATATTTTTCCGCCTACCATAGTCAAATCAATTACTTTTTTAAATCTAGCATTGATATCACTAAATTCACCAAAGTTAATGCTACCAAATACTATAACATGATCGTAAGTTTCATTTGGAACATTGTAATCTAAAATATCAACCATATAATCAGCACTATGATTGTAAGCATCAATGCCAACTAGATTAGGAATACGTGCTTTAAACTGATTAAAGCCACAGCCAACATCTAACACTGCCTTTGGATTTGCCTTATTAATAAGTTCTACAATATTCCAACCTGTAAACTGATATACTTCGGTGCGAGGTTGCCAAATGCCACCCCAAAATCTTGAGCTATATTTCTGATCTATATCATATGTAATGTCAGCCAATGTTCCAGAAAAATTAATATCTAAATCAAAATTTTGATTTACCATATCAATAAATTTTTCGTAGCGTTTTGGAGTCCATGGAAGAGATGCAATATCAGTATTTTCATTCATTGAACTGCGAAATTCTTCATACTTTTGTAAATTAAATGCATCTTGTAAATTTTTGTACAAATAATTATAAATTTTTCTGTTCACTTATTTTTTCCTACTTTTTGATTTTTTTTATAAATATCTTTATAAAATTATTTATCTTAGAAAAAAAATTAACTTAGGAAAAAAATTTATGACAGAATATGAAAATTGGGGTGATAGTCGTTGGGAATTTACTAAAAACCGTAGCCGTTGGCATTTTGATACTAAACGACCACCACAATCTGGTATAGACAGTTACACGCATGTTTGCAGATTTGATGCAGATTTTACGGATGCAATCCGTGAATGTATGCCTCGCACAAAAACTAGTAGTTGGGGAACACGTAATAACTTTAACAAAGATATTGCTGATAAAGGTTTGTATAGTGCAACCGCAGAAGAACAAGATTTAATTCGTGCAGGAGCCAATCCTGACCAAGAAGTGTTTAATCGCACAGCAGCAGAAGATGTTGAGATATTTCAACAGGTAAGCAACTGGCTTGGTATGGATGAAAGCATGATTAAATTTCATAACCAAACTACAGGTCAGATGTTGCATACTCACATTGACAACTTTGCTGCTAGACCAGAACGTGAAAATAGTTTCAAAGTAACGGATATGGATAAGAATCCAGATATCATGCGTAGGTTTGCTATTATGTTAACAGATTGGGAAATGGGACAAGTATTTCAACTAGGCAATGCTAACTTTACTCAATGGCGAGCAGGTGATTGCATTACTTGGGAATGGCAAGATATGCCTCATGCAACCGCCAATATGGGTTGGTGGGACCGTCCTATGTTACAGATTACAGGATATGTTACCCAAAGAACAAATGATGTTCTCGGTGGTGCAAGTAAAAATTTAGTAGTTAAATTATAAGGAAATTAAAATGGATGTAAGTAAAATTTTTCCACTCTTTGATCAGACGACAGGTTTGTTCATGATTGGTCTTTATGCCCTATTCGCATTTGCGCTTACCAGTTGGTTTGCACGTGGATATGGTATGGGTAAAGAAGCATTTTTTGTTGCTAATCGCAATGTAGGTTTTTGGCAAGGAAGCATGAGTGTTGGTGCTAGTTGGATTTGGGCACCTGGTTTGTTTGTTGCCGCACAACAAGGATTTAATAATGGTATTGTAGGAGTTTTCTGGTTTAGTTTGGGAAATTTCTTCGCTCTTATTTTATTCTCATTTGCAATCTTTAGATTGAGAGAGCGGTATGGACAAGGATTCACATTGAGTCAATGGTTCCGTAGTAAGTATGGCAAGTTAGTTCAGGCATGTGTGCTAGTTCAAACCGCACTGTATGCACTTCAAGGTATTACTATTAACATATTTGCTGGTAGTAAAAGTGTTGCACTATTAACAGGTTTAAGTCCACTTCTTGTAAGTACGCTTCTTGTTGCTATTGCTATCACCTATAGTTGGCGTGGTGGTCTAAAGGCTACAATCGGAACTGATATGGTAAAGATTGTAGCTATTTGGGTTGGCATGATTGTTGTCGCTGTAAGTATCTTTGGAACTGTTGGTTTTGCACCAGCACTTGCTGGTATTGGTGGCGTTACAGGTCAAGGTGTCACACTATGGGATACACCACTAACACTTGGCTTGCTATTTGGATTTGGTATTCCAACGGTATTTGGACATCTTGCTTCGCCATGGAGTGACAATTCAAATTATCAAAATGCATTTAGTATGAAGAGTGATTATGTTCGTGGTGCATTTATTGCTGCACCATTTTATTGGTTGATACTGCCAATCGTAGGCGGACTCATTGGATTAACTGCTGCGGGTTTGCATTACAATGTCACTGGTGCAAATACTGGTTTCATCAACCTTATTGTTATGGCTAATGTTGTAGGATGGTGGTTGCCACTTGTTTATCTTGCAGTGGTGTTTGCTGGTCTTGTATCAATCATTGACACGCAACTACTAAGCAGTGCCAATCTTGTCGGGAATGACGTTCATGACAGTGCCGGTGGTTCTAATGCGGTTGTATGGGGTAAGTTTGGCATGATTGGATTGGCTATTCTTGGTATTGCTCTTGCTAATATACCAGGTCTTGATCTCAATCAAATCTTTGTGTTTGGTAAAACTCTTACGCTAACATTCTTTGTACCAATCGTTCTTGCGCTACTTGGTGGTGATTTACTAACACGTAACGGATTCCTTGCTGGTGGCTTTGTAGGATTGTTTATTGGTGCACCTGTGTTTGTTTATGGACAGTTCTTCGGTGGTGGTCCACAGATTATGGCACTTGGAGTAATCATTCAGACACTTGGCAGCGGTGCTGCTAGTTATCTGGTAAGCAAGGTTACCCGATGAACAAGAAAATACTCATAATGGGCTTGCCAGGGTCGGGTAAAACCACCTTGGCACGTGCCTTAGCACCAAAATTAAAAGCAGTTCATTGGAACGCAGATGCTGTTCGTGCAAACATTAACAGTCATCTTGGTTTTAGTGAAGCTGATCGTATAGAACAAGCCCGTCGAATGGGTTGGCTATGCGACCAAGTAACGGCAGCAGGTTCATGGGTAATTGCAGATTTTGTTTGTCCAACACCAGAAACACGTAAAGCATTTGGTGATTGTACTCTTATTTGGGTTGACACCATTAAAGAAGGCAGGTTTGAGGACACAAATAAGTTGTTTGTACCACCAGAACCTGGCAGTTATTATTTCCGTGTAGATACCCAAGATTGTGAGTTTTGGTCAAAGTATATCATGGAAGAACTTGATTTTGATGCACATCCAACTTGGTTTAAAGCAATGTTAAAAGGATTAAAACACGGATGAAATTTAATTACAAAGCACCAACAACACAAATGTTAGGACGTTGGCAACCTTGGCACGATGGTCACTTTGCACTATTCTTACGTGCATATGAAAAAACTGGACAAGTGTGTATAATGGTTCGTGATACTAGTGGAACCGATAATAGCAATCCGTTTGATTATGAATTTGTAAAAAATCGTATAATCGAAGAATTGGGTAAACATGGTTTTAATCATAATCAACATTTTATTGTTCAGCTTGTTCCCAACATTGTAAACATAACTTATGGACGAGATGTTGGATATAAAATTGAGCAAGAAGTATTTGATGAAGAAATACATGCTATAAGTGCTACAAAAATTCGTAAAGAAATGGGTTTATGAAATATATTTTTGTTGCTGGTGCACCAGGCAGTAAGTGGAGCAGCGTAGTTAAAAACATTTATTATTCCATTTCAATTGACACAAGTGATTACAGCGATGACAGAACTTACTATCATGATGCTAGTGGCACTGATCAGCTTATGCATCTTGGTGCGTATTTTGATCCAGGTATGGAATTTGGTGACAAATTTAATCTAATGGAATATATGAGCAAGCAAGAGTTAGAAGAGGAATTTGATCGTCCGTTTAGTGGTGAGGGAGTTCGCATCATTAAGAGTCACGTATTTTGCCATCATCTTGACTTCATTCGCAAGACTTGGCCAGATTGCCCAATTATATGTGTTGACCGTGACAACGATGCGTGTTTGGGTTGGTGGGTCCGTTGCGGACACTTTGATATAACTTATCCTAGTTATGAAGGATATTATAAGAACCTACGTGATATGGCAGGTCATATTGATAAACAGAATGCGGATTTACGTAAGTTTGTTGACAACAATTCTGTTAAACAAATATATGATAATGTTGATCTATGTGAAAAATTAGGTATTGCTACGCCATTACAATTGAATATTCAAAATTATGCAGCAAATGATATTAGGGTTTATTTGAACCAAAGCGTAGCATAAAGATATTAACATCTTCGCTACTATTAAAAAACAACGACCAATATGGATTGCCGCTGTTAAATCTATAATTTAATGAATAATTGTGGGAAAAACTTTCATCACACCATTTACGTAATGG